CGAATATCACAAAACAGTGCGATCCAGTGTTCCCCCGGACCAGTACTTTTATCGGTATTAAACACTACTCCTATCTGGCGGTACCCTTTTTTGTACAATGACTTGATGTCCAATGAACACAGCGAGCTTACTAAACAAGTTCCAAAACTTGATTTCTTGTCAAAATCTATAGGTACGGCTCCTACGTAATAGTATTCGGAAAATACTTTTGTGTACTGTTTCTCAATAGCATCAATGTCGGTTGACGACAGCCATTCTTCAGGATTTGATTTCCATGAACCGGGAGCTTTTGGTTTGGACATCAGTGAAAGAATAATACATTCTGTAGATTTGTCACACTTATCCTGCAGTTTTTTTTGAATTTGTTTCCATACAACCGAAGGTTCACCGGCAGGAATAGGTTTATATTCGGAATGTTCTTTATTGAAAACACGACGCAGGTTTTCTACTTCTTGGGCATCGAAGTACATTGTATTGAAAACGGATAATCTTCTTGAGAATCTTGATCAAGTAAAATGGGTGATCTAAAGTCTTGTATCAAGCAGTACCGCGAGATTGATGATGAGATCCGCGAACTGAATCGGCTAGTATTCAAGAAGCGCGACGATCGTAAGACAGTAGAACTAGAGATTGCGGATATTATCAAAGATCCGAAGTACAATGCCATCAAGAAAATCAAGTTGGAAGAAGACGGGTCTACGATCTCCTTCAAGCGCCCAAATGAATGGGTAAAACCTTGGTCAATTTCTCAAAAAGATTTGAAGGACTTGGTAACTCAGTACTTTGCCAAGAATGGTCCTTTGAATGCTGACGATCTTGTGAAGTTCATTATTGAAACTAAGAAGCAAACACTGGTAGCTACGGAATTCAGTTTTACTCGCACAGTTCCAGGTGAACAGGATGAGTAATATCGTAAACAACTACGAAAATTAACCTGAAAAGGTTTTTATGTTATTTAATAAGTATACATGGCATCTTTCCATACAAATGTACTTTCGAACGAATAACTACATTACTTGAATAATCTCCCTGAAGTTCTTGAAGCTAAAGCTTCATTGGATAACCGGCCTTCAGGGAAGGTATCTTTTTCAGTAGTTATAACCGATGAAATCCGCGATACTTTACAATCACGATTTGGATTACACCTTTCTTCAGGATCATCTATTCCTATGCGTTGGATTAAAGGAGATACGTCGCCACACGTAGATATTGGTTCGTCAAACTTTCACAATACATATTTAGTATATCTCAATGATTCCCTAGGAAACTTCATTGTAGATTCACAAACATACCCGATTGAAGCGAATACCGGATTTGTATTTAATGAAGGAGTTTCCCACAAAACTATCAATACGGGAACAGAACCTCGTCTCTTGCTAGGTCCTATGAGTGAACATGGATTTGCCGTCGGCGTAGCATACGCAATTCGCTATTACCCATCGCAAGCAGATGCTTTAGCATATAGTAATGAGCTAGGAGCCAGCAATCCATTCGTTGTTGGCAATGTAATAACTGGTTCAATCGGCGGAATTACCAGTTGGCGAATTGCTAGCAATAGTTCTGGTCCTGCGAATCAAGCACTAGTCTATACAAATGGACAGACTTTAGATGGAACCTTATACATACATTATTATTATCTATATCCATCGGCTCCTTGTTTCTTAGAAGGAACTACAGTGCTTTGTCAAGTAGATGGTGTTGAACAGGATGTTCCAGTTGAAAAGCTTACTAAGGGAACTCTTGTCAAAACTAGTTTGGATGGATACAAGCCAGTTGTTTTAATTGGTAAAGGAACAATCCAGAATCCTGGACATGATGAGCGAACCGAAAATCGTCTTTACAAACTATCTCCTTCTAAGTATCCTGAACTTAAAAATGACTTATATATCACAGGATGCCATTCAGTCCTTGAATTTCCAATAACTGATAAGCAAAAGGAAGATACGATTAATCATCTTGGTGAATTATTTGTTACCGATAAGAAGTATAGATTAATGGCATGTGTAGATGAACGTGCTGAACCGTGGAAATCAGAAGGAGATTATACAATTTGGCATTTTGCCCTTGAAAATAATAACATAAGAATGAATTATGGAGTATATGCTAATGGAGGACTATTAGTTGAAACATGCAGCATAAATTTTTTGAAACTTAAGTCAAATATGACACTTGTTGAATAGATACTAAAAACGGACTTACGATACATAAACAGGACTAACTATACAACAAATATGCAACAAGTACAATACAATCCATTCAATTCTAAGAACCGCTTGTTTACCAAACCTGATATTCAAGCGATTCTTTCGAAGCACGGGTGTGAGTTTGTAGTTACCAACACCGAACTGTTCCAGAAAGCGATGGTTCATTCATCGTATGTCAAGAAAACAGAGTACACGTCACCAACTGGCGAACCTGCTCAACTCGCTGAAAAGCCGCGTGAATGTCTTGGATTATTTGATGAATCGTACGAACGTTTGGAACATTTGGGTGATTCTATTCTGGGTGCGTGTGTTTCCACTTACTTGATGAAACGGTACCCCGAAGAAAACGAAGGATTCATGACCGATCTGAAAAAGGAGATTGTGTGTAACGAAATGCTGGGTTCACTGAGTCAGAAAATCGGACTGGATAAGTTCTATATCATTTCTAGGCATAATGAAGACGTGTGTTCTGGGCGGGCTAACTTCAAGAAACTAGGAGATATCCTAGAAGCATTTCTTGGAGCTTTGTGGACCGATTCCGGTAACGATTTCAAGATTCTGTATTCTTTCGTAATTTGTTTGGTTGAAACTTATATTGATATTCCCAAGATCCTGATGAACAATCGGAATTTCAAAGAACAGTTGCAAAAACTGTACCAAGCCAAGTTTCATCATACGCCAGGGTACGCTGTTATTTCGGCATCTACGAATCAGTATACAATGGCGGCTGTAGACGAGAAAGGTAACCATTTAGGAATTGGGACGGCTCCTACCAAGAAACAGGCGGAACAATTAGCGGCCAAGGAAGCAATTCTACGGCTTTCGGGGAACTCGGCGAACAAGTAGTTCGCGTTGAGTGCCAATAGGAGGCGTATCATCTCCGTCCTGACCACCACCAGTACCTTCGATTGAACGCAGGGCTTCAGCTACACGCTGGGGCTGGTCTGCAAACTGGATAAGAAGCTGGGTCCTGATCTTGTCGCGACTCAAGGCCGGACGAGATGTACGGACCGAACGAGACAAACTTCCTTGACCCTCAAGCTTGAAATCGTCAACCGAATTATCACGCATAAATTTCAGAATGTGCTCAGAATTTTGAGCCTTTTTGTCTCGAATTTGTTTGATCTGTAGCTTTAGTGAGCGTTCCTGATCATCAAGAGTTACCCATTCTTTTAGAATCACGCGCACCTGTTCCGTCGCGTCTTCGGACATTTAACTACACTACGTCGCCTCGTTGAAAATCGCTTACCGCCTTTCTTACGTGGAGGTACTGGTTCAAATGAAGTTTTGGCGTCTTCGGGTTTAACTTCTGCAGCTGATTCGGTCGTGGCTGGAATCTTAACAGCTTCAGTAGCGGTTTGTTTGATATCTGAAGCTGTTGGCATTTTCATATTTGAGGAAGCTGCCATACCGCTTACTGTATTTTTGGCGTTTTCTACTGCACCCATAAGACTTCCATAAGCTTCAGAAATCGATGCGGAAATACGGTCAGCACGATTATAGAACTTTGTCCCAACTGTTTCAACCGCCTTAATTCCGCGCATCAAAGCAGGTCCAATGACTGGAACCATACCAGATGTAGCTTCCAAAGCTGCTCCAAAATCTTTACGTGACATACCAATTACCGCCGCTAACCACAAGAACCACATAGAGAACAGCCACCCTAGAAAAATACCTACTGTGCCTGCCAACGGGATAGGGATTAGACCTACGAGGGCTGGGGTAAATGTTTGGATATTCGATGCAATAACTGGAAGGGTAGCTGCGGTAACGTCAAGTGAAGCACCTATCAAATCTCCAAATAATGGTATGCTTTCTAATGTGTCCAAGACGAATACAAATGGAATGATCATACGTATAAAGAGTTGAACGGATTTCACAGCTCCCTGAACCGCGGCGTTAGGAGGTGCTGGCTGCGTAATTCCAGCTGCCACATCTACCAGATCCGACCCCAACTTATTGAAAATACTCCCAATTCCTTTATGGTCTACCTCACCCCCCGTCTGGTGCTTCTTGATTTGACGAAATACAGACTTCGCCTGTTCTGGTGTAAAAAGAGGCTGACCGTCTTTCGTGAACGAACGGCGAATATCCTCCGCCGACTTGTACTTGCCTTTGTACAGAGCTTCATATGCACTCAACATACGATCCACATTATCTGCGTCTGCTGCGCCAATATGACGCTTAACTATTTTTCCAAAAGATGTAGATGGATGCTTATCATGAAGCTCCCACTGACCCATTAATTATTACGCACAAATTTACAATGGACGACAATTTGGGTATTGTCTCATGGAACTCTCAACTCGAAAAAATAATATCAGATGAAGGCGAGAGATGTTTATGTTATTCATGGCTTCACGACAGATCCGAAAAGAGATATTCTAGACTACACACCGCCATAACATTGCCATCAATCGTGATGGCAACCCTTGCTGGGTCTGCTTCAATTGGAACAACCTCGTTGTT